GCATCCTGGAACCAATCACCGATGTATTCGGTGAATACGTTGGTGGCTGAGAAGCCGCTGTAATCGATGTAGTTGAGAGAGCCCCGGCCGACGTCGATGTCCTCGTCCAGCCCACCCGCATCGGTACGCGCGCGCACGCGACCGCGTAGCCGGTGCCGCTGGTGATCAGCCGCAGGGGTGTGCGATCCAACCCGCAAGCTCCAGTTGTCCCCGGTGTCTACGACGTTGAAATCGATGTAGGTCGCGTCGGAGTCGTCGGCCGTGACGGTGGCCAGGGTGCCGGACGGCACGGCGGTCCCGGCGCCGGACCGGCGGACCGAGACCGGCCGGAGGACATCTACAACAGCCATGCTGTCACCCTATCCTGAGCTGAGAGGACATCTCAGACGCCCACGTCGGCCAGTTGGGGAGCGGGTTCCGGACCCGTGCCGATGAAGTCGGCCATCACCTGGCGGATCCTGCCTACCTTGATCACCTTGACAGACTCAGCCACCGGGGCGGCCCAGACCTCCTCGGCGTCGCTGGGCGAGATCAGCACCAGCGGCCGGGACAGTACCGCGCGCAGCCGGGCCAGCTCGGCCTCACTCTCCACGGCGGCCACCATGTGAAGGTTCCGGCCGCCGGGCGGCGCGCTGGTGACGAACTGCGAGCCCATCACCCCGTTGGCGGCCGTGAAGGGCCGGGTCACATCCCATTCGAACCGCCCGATCACCGGCACCCATATCGGCCCGGACGGCCCGGTGGTCCGGATGATGTGCTCCTCGTCAGACCAGGTGAAACAGAACAGCTCCGGCTCGGGCGGAGGGGTGGGCTCCTCCATCAATTGGATGAAGGCCACCTCTTCGAACGGCGGTTCCGAGGTGGTGCTGTCCAGCGTGCCGGACGTCGAGTTGGCCACGGTCGGGGTGGTGCTCGCGGTGTCCACCAGGGCATGAGTGTGAGCGGCCGTGGAGATCACGACGGTGGCAGTCGTGGCGGCCGTGGTGGACCCGGCCGCGCTGGCCCCGGTCGTACTGGTGTGGGAGTGCCCGGTGGTCGTGTGGGAGTGGTTGCCCGTCGTGTGGTCGTGCGCATTCAGAGACCCGCCCGTGGTACCGACGCTGGCAGTCGCTCCCCTGGGGTAGAGACCGAACATGTCCGGCGTGCCGTTGGTTCCGTCGCAGAGCTGCCAGAAGTCGGGGATGGTCCCGATCGACCCGCGCCACGCGCAGATCAGGCCGACCGGCAAGCTGACGCCGCCGGACGTATTCTGGTTGACCCTCAGGTTGCGGTACGGCGGTTCGAGCGCACCGGCGGCGGCCCCGGAGTTCCCCCCGTTGGCGGCGGCCAGAAGCTGGGTGTTGGCAGCGTTGACCGTGATCGGGTGGTTGTGGGTGGCCGCCGAGGTGACTGACCCGGTCCCGGCGGCGGGCGCCAGGGTGGCACTGAAGTTGCCGGTGTTCGCGCTGGTGTGGCTGTGTGACGTCCCATTGTGCTGGTGCGAGTCGATCGCGTGCACGTGGCTGTCCAGTGAGCTGGCAACGATCGCGCCGCCGTCTCCCGCAGCCGCCGCGCCCTTCAGGAAACGGCCGGTTCCGTCCGCGTAGGTCGTCCATCCTGACACTGAAATGTCAGGCATCAGGGCCAGCGCGTCATCCGGCACCCCGAGCGAGGTGCCGTCCGACTCCAGGAAGATCACTTCGAGCCGGGCCGGGTCGTTGTTCTCGTCGTCGCTGTCCGGGGAGGCGGTACCGGACGCCACGGTGGCGGAGTTCGTGCTGGGCCGGGTGTGGGTGTGGCTGCTCAGCGACTTGAGCGCGCCACCCGTATTGGGCGAGTTCACCGTGCCGGTGGCGGCGGCCGTGGGCGTGGTCGTCGTGTGGATGTGGCTGGTGTCGTGGGTGTGGCCGGGGCTCACGTGGAAGTGATTGGCCGCGCCGCCGGTGTCACCCGGATCGGTGGTCGAGTCCGGGATGCCCTTGGGGTACCGGCTGTCCAGCTCGGTGACCCGGTCCCATCCGTCCGGGATGCTGGCCGCCGTGCCGGGCCACATCACGATGATGCCGTTGGCTATCCCCGGGTTGAATCCGTCCGACCAGTCCGAGATCCGCAAGTCACCGTCGATCCGGCCGACCGTGCGCGAGCGATAGTAGGAACAGCACTGCGATGGATCATGCTCACAGGTCGCGCCCATGCCCACGCGCGGCATGGTGTAGTCCGTCCAGGTCGCGCACTCGCCGGTCTCGAGCGGTCCGAGCATGGCGATGGTGACCAGGTTGGTCTCGCAGTCCACCCGCTGGATCTCGATCCAGCCGACCTCTCCGTCCAGGTCACCGACGAACGGCGCACAGACCTCCAGGTCGTAGAACGGTGTGCCGTCGTCGGGGTCCACCACCGGGTTGTCCGGCGCCGGGACCTGGCCCACGGCCATGGTGAAGGCCAGGGTCTCCTCGTCGCTGGGGTTGGCCGTGCTCGATCCCAGGGTGGACCAGATCTGAAGGTGGGCCACATACGAGCCGTTGTCCAGCGGGTCGCTCTGACGGTTGACCGCACCGCCGGAGACGATGCCGGTGTCCCAGACGATCGTCGCGCCCTCGGTCACCCAGTAGCGGTACTGCCGGGCGGCCAGGCCGTCCATGTCGATGCCGTCCGCGCGAAGCACCGGCTGGCTGGTGTCGGAGATGACCGTCGTCGAGGTGCCGGAGCCGTCCAGGATCTCGGGGGTGAACGTCGGCGCCTCCCGGCTGTCCACCTCCAGATACAACTCATTGATCTTGAGCCCAGCACTCTGGCCGGTCACGTAGGTGTAGAGCACGGTGGAGCCGTCCGGCGGCGCGCCCGCACCCCAGGAGCCGGACACCGTAGCCGGGCTCGGGGTGAACTGAGCCGCCGCGCCCGCGATCAACGCACCGTTGCTGAGCCGGACCGCCCACCAGGCGTCACCGTCTTCCCCGCGCGCCCGCAAGCGCACGAGATGCCGCCGCTCCCCAAGGGGAGGAGCATCGATCGGTGTGCCCAGGATCAGCGCCGAACCGTTGCCCTGCCAGAGTGCGTACGTCGTGTCATTGTCGTCCGAGGTGACCCCATGCAAGGTGCCCGATGGTTGCGCCAGCCAGTCCACACCTGAGGAGGTGGATGACGGCCGCAGGGTCGTGATGGTTGCGATCGGACTCGCCCTCCCCTACTTGACCAGCGTGGCTTGGCCGAGACGCTCCAGGATGGCCTCAGCGGCCTCCTCGCCCGCCTGACGGCCCTGACCCTGGACCACGATGGCCCCGGGCATGATCGTGACGCTGGCTCCCACCGAGGGCCGCGCCGAGCTGGCTCCATCGCCGCCGCGTACGTTGCCGGTGAACGTGGGCAGGTCACCGGTCAACCCGGCCAGGGTGCGCCGGATGTCATTGCGCTGGTCTTCCAGGCCAGCCCGGAAACCTTGCATCACCAGCTCGCCCGACTTGTAGAGGATCTTACGGTCGACGTCTTCCGGACCCTTCCAGCTCGGGAGCATGCCGGTCAGCGAGTTGAGCAGCGCCTTCACCCGGCCGATACCCGCCTGGATACCGGCAATCAGGCCATTGATGATCGCGGAGCCCGCACTGCGCAACCACCCGGCCGCACCCGCGAACGCACCGATCACGGAGGATCTGATCCCGTTGACGGCGGCCCGGATCCGCCCACCGGCTGAAGTCACAATTGAGGACATGACGGACCAGGCGGCGGACCAGACAGCCCGGACAGCGGACATGGCACCGCTGATGGCCGAGCGGAGCGCGCTCATGGCAGCCGAGGTGGCCGCCCGGACCGCTGCCATCACGGTGGCCACAGTGGTCCGGATCGCGTTCCAGGCGGCCGACCAGTCGCCCCGGATCGCGGCGGAAGCGGCGGCGACGATCCCCCGGGTCACGGCGATGCCAGCGGTCACGATGCCCACGATGATCTTCCAGGCGGCACCCACCACGCCCGCGATGATCTGCCAGACTCCGGTCACCAGCGGAACCAGCGGCATGAAGGCGGCGGTCACGGCGCCGACGAACTGCTGAAGCCACGCGACCGCTCCGGCGATCCAGGCGGCGGCATCCAGGAAGAACTGGCGCACAGCCGGATAGACCGAGGACAGCCAGCCCAGCATGATCCCGAGCGCGGCAACCGTGTTGGCGATGAAGGCCAGGAAATCACGGAAGAAGATCGCGGCCCCGGGTCCACCGTCCGCTATGGCCGTGAAGAAGACCGAGAGCCCAGCGCCGAGGATGGGCAGCGACTTACCCAGCTCGGTCAAGAACGGACCGGCCGCCGTGATCAGTTGCTGGAAGCCAGGCAATGCCATGGTGACCAGTTGGGACAGCCCGGTGGCCAGAGACTGGATCGCGCCTGAATCAGCCAGCCCCTGGAACATCTCCTTGAACTGGGGTCCAACCTGCCGGACCAGGGTCTTGAGCGTGTTCAGTGCTGTGACCAGCGGACCCAGCAGTGGCTTGGCGGCATCGGTGAAGGTCTTCTTCAAGGTGTCTGTCAGGCTCTTGGCAGCAGCCTTCAGAGCGGGCTGTTCGCGCAGCAACCACGCGCCCAGCCCGATGATGCCGAGCCCACCGGCGGCTATGACAGCACCGGAGAGCAGCGCGCCCAGAGCTGGAGCAGCAGCGGCAGCGATACCCACAGCCAGCGCGATACCGGCGGCGGCCACGTATGGGTGAGACCCGATGACCTTCTGGAGGTTGCCCAGCCCTCGGCCCAGTTCGAGGGTCATGGCCTGAGCCGACTCCGCCCCGATCTTGCCGAACGTCGAGACGAACCGGCCCTTGGAATCACGCAACCGGCCATCGGCCGACCGGCTTACCCCGTCGCCGAACTCCCGGCCGACATCCTCGCCGGACCGGCGCGCCTGGTCCACATCGACCGGCACCCGGATGGGATCCACCTTGATCCCGGACAGCGCGTCGTTCAGCTCTCGTTCGGTCTGACGCGCGAAGTTGCGGACGTCGCCCTCTACCTCTACGCGCGCTTTGCCGACGTCAGACACGTGACCAGCGTACGGGCGGTCTGGTGTCCCGTAACCCCGGGTCTAGGGGACATTTGGGCTAGGCTGTCCGTCATGGATGTCTCACGCGCTCAACTCTCCAACCTCGGGTCAGAGGTGGAGCTGGTTGATCCGTCCTTCCCCTGGACGGTCCGGGTCGAGCTGTCCGAGGATGCAGACCGCCCGGTGGTGCTCGGTCTTTACGTCTGGGCGCGTGACGGCCAGGCGATCACGTCGACAGCCCTGGCTCAGATCCCGGTCCGCCAATTGGCCAGCGTGGCCGCCAGCGCGCTGAAGGGGGAGGGCGAGGCTCAATATCGGATGCTGGCTCAGCCGCGTCCTACTGGCTCGAGAAGCTGGCCGCCAGAGCACTTCCAGCGCGTGGCTATGGTCGCTTCCTGGGCGCGGGCAACGGGCCGCCCTGGCGGCGCGGCCGGGGCCGTGGCCGAGTTCTGGGATGTGCACTACCGGACGGCGCGCCGGTGGCTACGGCGCCAGCAGTAGGGCGCGGCCCGGCCAGTGCCTCGAAGTCGGCGGCGGCCTTCTCGCGGTCACGCTTGCGGCGGCGCCCGCCGGGGAGCATGGCCGGGTTGTCCAGAATTGCTGTCAGCTTCTTCTGCTCCTCTTCATTCAAGCCATCCATGACCACTGAATAGACCGCGTCCAGAGCCGCCCCGAGCGGTTGCTGGTCCCAGCGGAAGCCGCGCCGGACTATCGCGCCGTTGATCGCAGGCCAGTGCAGACCGGCCAGGGTGGCCAGCACGAAAGCCGTGTGGAACGGCCGACCGGCCACCTCCTCGATGGCCTCGGTCAGCGCGTCGGTCAGCTCCTCGGTGGTGATCTCGCCGTTCAGGAGCCGGTCGTCCAGGTCACCATCCGGACTTGACTTTAAGAGGTCAATCACGTTGATAGCCTGACCTGAAGTCAGCACCGGCCACCACTCGACAGCCGACAGCGGGGGGACCTCGTAGACGGTCCCCCCGATCTCGACCTCCACGGACCAGCAGCGCATCGATGCGAGCGGGTCAACGTCCACAGCTAGGCCAGACTCCGGGCCAGCTCCAGGCACCGGGTAACGGTGTCGTCCGGGGTGGCCCCGTCCCACTTGGGTGCGTGCCCCAGCTCCGGCACCGAGACGAAGTCGTCCCAGTGCGTCAGCTTGTAGTGGTACGTGATCATCCCGTTGGGGAGGTTGATCCCGACGATGAAGTACCCGCCCTCGAACATCGGGTCGTCGTCCGGATGGTGCGCCTTGCTCCGCCAGGAGTCGCCAGCGCCCGCCGCCGCACCGGCCAGCAGAGCGGTCAGCGCGCGCCGGTGGTCGTACAGCTCTCCGAACGTGTGGTATCCGTCGCTGACCTGCCCGTCCTCGGTGATCCTGTAACCCGAGCCTGGCTCGGTGGTGAATCCTCCGGCGGTCATAGCTCCACCCACTTCCCGTTCTTGCAGACGAACTCGCCGTACTGCGAGGAGTACTGCGTGCTGCCCTCCTGATAGCAGACATTGCCCTTGGGGCTGCATGCCGCGCTGGTGCCGATCAGCACCAGAGCGGCCAGAGCCAGCGCGGCGCGTCTCATGCCTGGGGCCAATCCTTGATCGGGCGCAGGGCCGCCTGGCCCGGGCCGTAGTTACCCACACCGCCGCTCTCCGGCACCCGGGCCGAGCCCTTCTCGAACGTCGGCGGGTCGACGACCTCCTGGGGGCGAGGCACCGATCCGGCCCGGCCGGTCTGGTGCTTGATACCCGCGCGCATGGCGCTGTCCTTCGACTCGATCAGCTTGTTCAGCGCCGTGGTCAGTTCGGGGCTGTCGGTCTTGATGATCAGCACCATCTCCACGCCGGTCTGGTAGAACGGCCGGGAGAAC